CCATAGGCCCAGTGAATACATGTTCTTGACCACCACCGCCAGGTGCTGCTCCGCCACCTCCAGGTGCTGCTGCTCCACTGCCTCCAGACGGTGCTGATGGTGCTGCACTTGAAGGAGCAGCAAGACCCATTTTGGCTGCGTTCTCAGCTTTGCGCTGCTCACGCCGTTGGTTTTTTTCTCTAAGATAGGCTTCTCTCTGTTCTCTAGCAGTTTGTTGACTTGCTGCTGCTGCTTGATCTGCTGCTTGTTTGGCAGCTTGTTTTTCTTGCGGTGTGGCATTGGGATCTTTGGCCACAGCTCTGGCTTGATCTGCAGCTTCCAGTGCTGTTTGTGTTGCGCCTTCGTGAATTTTTTTGGCTGTTTCCAACGACTGGGTGCGTTTTTTGTCAGTGCTTTCTCTCAGCTTGTCCAAGGCCAGGGCAGCGGCCAAGGCTGCTTCAGACAGCTTTCTAGCATTTTCTGCTGCCAACGAGTTAGCTGTAATAAACGCTTCCATGCCCAGATTCACCAGCTTTTGATCAGCAATTTGTTTGGCCCTGGCATCGTTTTCCATCTTAGCTGCATCTCTAGTCAGCGGATCGGTCAGTTGGTCTTTTTGCTGTTGCTGTGCTTCATCATAGGCCTTGGCCAAGTCTTCAATGCTCATTTGACCAGCTTTGACTGCTTCGTAGAAGCTGCCAAAAGTCTTGCCATAGTTCATCATTTGTGCCTGACCTCTAAACTGTCGTGCAGTGTCACCATAGGCCTTGAACAAGTCGTTCATGGCCACAGCAGTGTCTTTGGTATTTTTCAATTGGCCGCTACGCAGAGCATCAGTTACTTCGGCTATCTTGCCACCAGTGGCCATGAATGCTTGACCAGCTTCGTCAGATGATCCCACAAATCCTGATATACTGGCCATAAACTGTTTGGCAGTTTCTGGTCCAGCTTTTTGTGCCATGACCAGGGCTGCTTGCACTTGCTTGGCTGCTGCTTCACCTTGTTCTTCACGAATCTGCTGCAAAGTGGCATTGAAAGCTTCGTTGCGCATGGCATCGTCCATGAGCTTTTCTTGTCCTTTGCGGTTTAAGCCAGTGATACGAGTCAGCAAGTCAGTTTCTTTGACATAGCGCATGACTGCTGTGCTGGATGTATCCATTTGATCTCGAGTGCCGCGAGTCAACAAACGCTGTTGCTTGATGTATTCCAGTGTGGCTTCAGCCTGGGCTGTACGATCCAAACCCATTTGCTCCATTTGAATACGCTGCTGATCAGTCATATCCTGCATGGATTTTTCAAAAATCTTCTTGCCGCGGTTCACAGTGCCACCAAAATCAGCCAGTTCGGCTGCATTTTCGTTGACCATGCGAATCACTTCGTTGAATCGTTCTACACCTAGACCCAGACGTTGCAATCCATCAAATGTGTCTTGCATGGCGCCGGCGCCTGTAGCACCAGCTTTGGCCAACTCTCTGTAGGATTTGTAAATGCTGTCTGCTTGTTCAGCAACCAGTTTGCCACTTTCAATCAGCTTGCTGGTCAACAATCCCAGACCAGCCACAAGACCTTTGACCAACGGTCCACCCGGAACCAACAGTGCCAAGAATGCACCAGCATACTTGGCTGCTTCGGCCATATCAGTCATGCTCTGCGAAGCTGCTTTGTTGGCTGTTTCGCCGTCGTAAATGGCTTTGGTATAGCTGACAAATGCCTTGCCTGCGGCCGCGGCCGCAGCTCCCGCTGTGCCTAATTTGGCTTGAAATTTGGCTGCTTCATCGGCTGCTGATTTTTCAGCGGCTGTGAGTTTTCTTGTTTCGGCGCTGAACCCAGCAAGATCCTGAATGCTGTTGATCAGTTGTTCGTTCAAACGTCTAAACTCTTCTTCTGTCTGGGCCATGGCTGTACACCTATAAGTATGGTATATTTATAGGTACCAAAATGACCCAATCTGCTAACCCACTTCAGGCATATTTTCGCCGCCCAGCAATCTATATCAAACTGCCCAGCGACGGGCAATATTGGCCGCCTGAGTCCCTGGACATGACTCCCAATCGTGAGCTGCCAGTGCTGCCCATGACAGCCATTGACGAAATTACCTATCGCACACCTGATGCGCTGTTCAACGGAGCAGCCACTGTGAGCGTGATACAGAGCTGCATACCAAACATCAAAAATGCCTGGAACATTCCCAACTGTGATCTCAATGCTGTGCTCACAGCCATCCGAATTGCCAGCTACGGCAAAAACATGCCTGTGGGCACCACTTGTCCTTCGTGCGACACTGACAATGAATACGAACTCAATCTACAAACTGTGATGGACAGCCTGCAACTGGGTGACTACAGTCAAACTGTCCGACAGGGTGATCTGGAAATATTTTTTCAGCCCATGACCTATGAAAATCAAACGCAGATCAATCTCTTGACTTTTGAACAACAGCGTGTGATCAATATGGCTCCAGAAAGCGACTTTACTGAAGAAGAAAAAACTAAACGCATCAACGAAGCCATACGACGCATCACTGAAATCACAGCACAGGCCATACGCAATACCATCAAAAGTATTCGCACACCACAAGCTTTGGTCACTGATTCTGCACACATCCAAGAATTTTTGATGAACTGTGACCGTAACTTTTACAGTCAAATTCGCGATCATGCCATCAAGCTGAGACAGAGCGACGAATTCAAACCTCTGAGTCTGCAATGCCCTTCGTGCCAACACGAATACAAACAACAGTTTACTCTGGATACAGCAAATTTTTTCGACAACGCCTCCTGAACGCAGACAGCGAAAAAATCAATGGCATGATTGAAAGCATGGAGCAGGAGGCCAAGAGCATTCGTGAAGAAAGTTTTAGACTGGCTTGGTACATGCGCGGAGGCATCACTTACGAACAAGTGCTCATGCTCAGTAACTCTGAACGAATCATGATTTCAGACTTGGCCAAAGACAATCTTGAAACTACCAAGAAAACCAATTTGCCTTATTTCTAATGGATCTAGACACTGTCAAACGTGACATTGAATCGTGGATTGTGAACTTTGTGGAAGTTCCACATCCTGCTCTAGGCGGCTGGCCACCTTGCCCTTATGCACGATCAGCACGTATGAAAAACAGTTACGATGTACGTTTGGGCATGGATCCTTATTTTGATTTGAAGAATCAAGCTCGGTGGGGCATAGGCGATCGAGAAGTCATCATCTACGTGTATGATCCAACCCAATGGAAGCATGCCATGTTCAGTGCCAGCCTGCACGCAGCCAACCAAGAATTTCTGCTGCCGCAAGATATAGCACTGGAAGACCACCCTGAAGATGTTGAAATGGTCAACGGTGTGTGTATGAATCAAGGCACCTATGCCCTGGCCCTGGTGCAAAGTGTGTCAGATTTAAACGCCAAGGCCAGTGTCATGGCCTCACGTGGATTCTATCACAACTGGCCTGAAGATTATCTACAAGGCCTGTTTCAACATCGTCAGGATCCACGCCAATGAGCTATCAGTTTGCCAGAATTGATCTTGTTAAAACTGCATACACACCCTCAGTGGCCTGGCAATACATCACTGGCCGTGACCCTGAGACATTGGCGCAGCTGGATGACATCTACAGAACATACTGTATCTACAAACACTTTGCATCGGTCATGCCCATGTTCCACAGCAGATACTGTGACCCAATGGCTGACATCATTGGTTACTATGACAACAATCAACTGGTAGCCTGGAGTTTGATTCGCAGATTTGATCAGCACAATGCCTTGTGTGATCAGTTTGCATGGACATATCACAATCCCAAGATGCGTTTGGGCATAGAAACCATGAAAACAGAATGTGCTATCTACCGAGAACGAGGTTTCCAATATCTTTATCTTGAGCAAGCACACCTGTACAAAAGCGAAATTGATGGCTTTGAAATACTAGGAACATTGACATGACCTACAGTGTGCATCAACACTGGGACCCGTTGCAGGTGTGCGTACAGATCTACATCGCACAGGCACACAGCAAAACTTTTTTCCTGAAAGAAATTAACATGGCAGACTTATACACAATTTGGGCAGACAAAGAAGGTGACATCTCAGACCTTGACTGGGTCAACGGAATGAAAAGTTTCTTTGAGCATTTGATATCAGAAGGCAAGATGGAGAGCTACAGAATCACTCGTTGCAAGATGGGGTTTCGTAGCATTGCTGACATGCCTGAATGGATGATCATCATGGAGTTTCGCGACATGGGCCAGATGGATCAAGCTTTCAGACGTGTGGCTCCACTTGAAGGCGAACTTGAAGTCAAGCACAAGAGTTTCAATCAGTTTGTGTCAGGCAACATTCAACATGCTTTGTTTAGAGACTGGCCAGATAAATTTTAAAAAAAAAATGTTTGCAGTTTCATCTTATCGTTCAGTGGGATGCACGTTTTTTGATTGGAGCATTCATTACTTGTCTGGACAAAAAAATTTTTACAGCATAAAAAATTGTGACTGGGGTAATTTGAGTTCTAATCCTGTGACAAAGATCAATGCTCACGGTCATTTGAAAAATCATCCACGTGGACTTGACAGCACAAAAAAATGCATTGAGCACCTAAAAACTGTACCAGCAATAACTTCATTTTATCCCACGCCACTGACACTTCCTGAGGCTGCACACAGTACGGGTATCACACTCGACGGCAATACAACTCAACAAGACTTCCAAAAGATTTTCTCTAAACAAAAACAAGATTTTGTTGACACTATACATTACATCGCTGACCAACACATTGATTTAATTTACGTAGATACTGCACCAGAATTAGTGTTATACTTCATTGAAAATCGATCAAGAGAAGGCACTGTCACAAAAATTCCAAACGGACAGACTGTATACAGTTTAGAACAGATTCAAAAAGATCATCAAGAATTGTTTTTCAAAGACAGCCTGGACACATGGAGTGGCCAAGCACTTACAGAAAAATGGGATGAACGAGAAAGACTTGCGTTGTGCAGCAGACCTTTTGAATTTGATGCGCCAGACATTGCACTTCAAACTCCGCATCTCAAAATTGATTCAAGATCTTTATGGGTCAACGGTGAGCACTGTGTAAAAAAGTCATTGACCCACTTGGGACTATCACTGGATGAGTCACGCTGGGACCATTGGATAAAAATTTATAAGCAATGGCAACAACCTCAAATTCAAAACTTAGAATTCGTCTTCAACTACCACAACATCGTGAATGCCATAATAAATGATCTGTGGTTAGAAATAGATCTTACATTTGAACAAGAAGTCGTTATACAACACTGCTTGATTTACCACCATAATCTAAATTTAAAAACATGGAAGCTGGAAAAATTTCCCAACAACACACGATTGTTACACCAGTTATTGGAACCCAATATACATCCAATTGTGAAATAGTCTACTGCTTAGATCCAGTGGCCAATGTGTTTTGACTTTGATTATTCACAGGCAACTGCTTTGAGAACTGCTACGCAGTTCTATTGACTTCGCTTTCGCTCGTCAATGACATATAAAACAAACGCGAAGCGTTAAAGTTATCATCCAGATTAATCGGTCACACTTTGCCCGCACAGGGCAAAGAACTGCATCATCCGAGTAGCACAGTCACTAGCATTAGGGTATTTGTCAGAGGCGGTTGTCCGGTACCTCCATCCCAGTCTTTGTCACAACGGCAGTCTATGTTTCACATGCTAGCGTGAAGCATAGACGTGCACGATCACTCGTGCGTCTTTGGGCCTATAAAATTCTGTTCAAACAGCAAAACCGCGGCAGTTTGCGATCGTCGTCCGGTCAAGGATAGTTGCTGAGTGCTCGCTAGCGCGGCGAGGCTTCCACTCCCTGTGATCCGAGATCCAGGTCTAGGGCACATGAAATTGACCTGTGCAAGTCTTAACTGCTTAACCGATTGATTATGTGGCTGCCGTGAACGCGAACTTGAATGTGACCGTTGTAGTAGTCAGTGCTTTCAAGCACACGTCGGGAAAATTGTTCTCTGGCTTCAATGTAACTGCATTCTGATTTGCTTTTACAATAGTATAGTATCTCTCTGCGAAACTGATCTTTGCCTAACAGTTCTACGTCTTTTAACAGTTCAGGTGAGCTGCCATAGTAGTCTTGCCAATCTGAATCTACTTTGCTGCAAACTTTGCGTTTTTTCTTGGTGCCGTTTTTGAGTTTGACTGTGCGTTGAGTGGTGCGAGAGAATTTGGCCAGTTTTTTGCCTATGTATTTGCGATCGTTGGTGACGTTGGTTATGATGTATACAAAGCCCACGCAATCTGCCGGGAGAGTTTCCACTGGTTGATTGTTGTATAGCCATGTCATGTATCATACTTAGTTTGTTTCCCATCCAACTGCGTAGTTTTCGTTTACCAAAGCAGTTGAGCATTTTTGAGCACATTCTACCCACGTTTGGTCAGCGTTGGAAAAACCCTGACTACACTTGTTCCACAGTGGATCTTGTATGATATCTTCAAAACTGCGATCATGCAGATTCATGCGTGCTCGATACTTTGCAAAAAAACTGTCTGCCCATTGAATGGTTTTGTTGCCGTGTGTGAGACTGGTATAAGGAAAACTGGTCCAACTGCATGGAAAAACCACACCTTCGGCATTGACATAGATTCCTCTGTTGCCAATTTCGCACAGTGGGGTCACTGGTTGGTCTTGATATTGTTTGCTGATTTCAAAGTATTTTTGTTGATTGAGTTTGATGTAATCTGTGTTGTTGATATGTCTGTTGCTGAGATTTACTGTGTGCCTTTCGTATCTATGACTGC